ATTTAATACAGTTTGAGATTGCGATAATACTGTTCTTAAATCTTTGCTACCAAGCATTTGACGTAAAGATTCACCTGACTTGTTTTTTAATAAAGCAAGCGTTTTAGGTGAAAATATCTTTTCGTATTCTACTTCTGTAATATTAGCCATTATTTTTTAGCTTTAAATCTTGCTACAATTTTATTTAACATTTCTTCTTCGTTCATTGCCTTTGGATTAGGCTTAACATCAGGATTTCCTAATGGACGACGTGGTTTTGGTTTTTCACCTGGTTTACCTGGAGCAACTGTTGGTTTAGTTTCTGGTTTAGTTGGTGCAGGTTGGTTTTCAGCCAAAGCTTCCTTAACCATTTTGCGTAATAAATCTATGTTCATCTTTATTTGTTTAAATGTTTTTTTAATAAATCTTTAATTTCGTTTTTATGTTCAGGGTAGTTAGCTAAATACTCATTCATAATATATGAACGGTGTTCTGCCAATCCACGTTGTGTTAATACGTTTACTAAATCAGATGGTGAGCCTAAAGGTACAACAGCATTACCACTCTCATTAGGGAATAATAAATAGTTACTATTACCTGGTTGTACATTAATAGATGCTATTATTTGTTGATTAGCTAATCTAATAATGTAAATTTTACTAGCACCAACAGAAATTACTCTGCCTACTTGTCCTCTATTTCCTAATTGATTATTACGACGAGCAGCACCTCTATCACCATTTGGAGCAACACGTACACCATCAGTACGATTTAATTTTCTTAAAATAGGTCTTGGTAAACGTAAAAATGCTACATCTAATCCAGTTTCATCCATTACTTCACGAACGTTAATATCACCTGCTGCTGCTGGGGCTGCTGCAGGACGAGGAGCATTTGGTTGACCTGCTGGTCTACCTCTTCTACCTGTTGCTGCGGCTGCTTGAGCCACTGCTGGTGGAGCTGCATTACCTAACATTCTAGCGGCTAATGCTGAAGGGATATTAGCTTTAACTAATTTTCCTGTTTGGTCAGATACTGTATTGCTTGCTCTTGGGTTTTGAGTATTAACAAGATATGGTTTATCTTGATAAATTACAGGCTTATACATACTATTTTCAGCCATAGGAATACCAGCTTCAATAATAGCTTTAATTACACCTCTAGCGTTGTAAGATCTACCAACATTAATTAAACCTTGAAGTAAAGTACCATCATTATATGTTTGACCTTTTTGTCTTAAATAACTAAATATTGATCTGTATATTTCAGGATCATTACTGTAAGATCCAATACCATCTCTTCTTCTCCAATCTCCATCTCTACCATACCATCCTGTAATTTGGAATGAAGTAGTACCACGGGCATCATTTTGAACTACAATTGGATGTTCTGGGCTTTGAGTAGTTAATACTACAGATGGATTACCATCATACTCAATAATTCTATTTTCTAATGGAGTAGCTCTTAATATTGATATAAAGGCATCTTTATCTATAGTTGATGGAATAGGTGATCTTGCATCAATTAATGAAAGAGCATTTTGTTGGAATCCTTCGTTTTCTTTTTGTTCATCAAATATTGCTTGAACTTCTTCGTTATCAAACGGTACTTGTTCAATTCTATCACCAACAATTTTATATGAAGCAAATGAGTTAGAATCTATTATAATATCACCTTTTACAACAATAGCTGAATTAGGGTCTGTTTTTGCTTTTTCTAAGACACTGTCTATTACATTTTTATCAATAACTTCATCTTGTACTAATTTAATTAAATTTCGTACTGGAATTTTATCTAGTTCTGGGTAATCAAGTAAATATTTTGATGTGCGTTTATTTAATTTAACATTTGGGTAATCATCTTCAGCTTGGTATATACCAACACTTATATTATCGCCTAATTTTAATTTTACAATAGTAGAATCGTCTTTAGTAATATATAATCTTTCGTCAGGTTTCATATCCCACTTATCATACTTAACTAAGAATTTTTTAACTTCAAATGGAATATCATCTGTAGCTAAATATTTTAACTCAATTTTGTCTCTCATATTTGCTATGATTGACTTAACATCTTGATTTGAAAATTTCTCTAAATTTTTAGCTAAAACTACACTTGATATTATACCAGCATTAGTAGCAACAAAATTAGCGATTTGGGGATATTTAGGTAAATATTTTTCTACGAATTCATCATCAGTAACATCTTGAAATAAACCTCTATTTTTTCTAACAACTAAATATTGTTCCTTTACTGTGAATGGTAGTTTAATCCATTCTCTAATACTTATTGCCTTATTTTTATATGATTGATTTATTTTTTCACTAGACGATAATGGAATATACTTAAATACATCTCTTAATCCTCTAACTGAAGGGAAATTTTGTTCAACAAAATTCCAATTCTCCCATCTATCCCACTCTGTAGCTCTACCACCAACATCGTTATTTGATCTATCTGATGCTTTGTAAGTATTATCATTACCTACAACAACAACAAAAAAACTTTTTTTATCGCTGTCAGGTAAATTTGTATCTTTTACTAGATAAAATGTTGGATTTTTTCTATTTGAATCATATCTGTAGTTACCAAAGGATCCTCTAGTAATACACCATCTTTCACCTGCTCCAAAAGTTAAACAGTTGTCTTCTTTAGAACCATTATATATAGTTAAACCATTTTCGTTATAAACAACATCTGGTGTAACATCAATAGCATCTTCTGGTTCTTGAACACCTTTAGTTGATGTAACTAATTTTATCAATTGAGATAAAGAATATTTAAATAAATCTTTTTCTTGTATTTTAGCAGAACCTCTTAATTGATCAAAACGATTAATATAAGCTTTTAGTTGATCATCTGTTATTTGAACATTTAAATCATCAGCTTCTTCCTTAAATTTATCCATTAATTTAGACATAGCTGATGGAGCGTAAGCTTCTTTCAAACCATTATCCCAACTATGAACTATGTGTAATATAAATTTATCTATTGCTCTCATTACTTATTGAACTTTACTTTTGCTTTTGGTGTATTAGGTACAAATTGCTTACCCTTTTTAGAACCAGCTACTTTTTTACGAGCTGTAGCAGCGCGTTCTGCTTTAGTTAAACTATTTGCTTTAGCACGAGGCAAACAACGAGTTGTTGCTTTACCTTTTTTCATTGTACCACAAGGGCCAGTTATATTACCTGCTGTGTCAATACGAACCCAATCTTCTTTTTTAAACCAATCACGAAGTGATTCATGCATATCTAAATCATCTTCTTCCATCAATCCTTTACACACTTTAACAGCACGACCAGAAAGGTATGCTGAAGGTTTTTCACCAGCAGCTTTACGACGATTATAATAAGCTTTACCTTTAGGACATAACTTTTTTTCAAGTAATGTTTCTAATAAAAGATCTGTTAGTTTTATCATATTACCATTTTCTACAAGACCAGTATCTAGCTTTAGTACGTGGTCCTGGATTTTTACAATTATGTCTTGCTCTAAAAGCAGCGCGACGTTTAGGATTATTTTTCTTAATATTCATTCCCTTAGCACCAAAGTTAACTTTTACAACTTTACCTGTTTGAGGGTTTTTAACATATACCTTAAATTTCTTGCTATCACCACGCATTGGTTTACCTAATGGCACAGTACGACCTTGGTACTTAGCTTCAAGTAAACATGGACAATCAACTTCATTTAATTCTTGTTGATATGATTCCATAAACTTAATAAATTCCTTTATATCTTGTTCATTTTCAACATCATACTCTTCTATTTCTTCTAGAAGTTCTAATAATTTTATCATATACTAGAGCGATTTTTATCAGTTAGATATTTAATTTCAACACGTAATGCTGCTACCTCAGATACTAAATCTAATATTTGAGCACGCATTTCGTCTTTTTCTCTGGATGATTGTGATAGCAAGGCTTCTAATTTAGCAATACGATCTTTACAATCGTGACGAATAAATTCATCATCACGTTCTTTGCGCATAGCACGTTTTTCATAAAATCTAAATGCTGAGGTACCACCAAGAACTGTAACAGCGGTAATTAATACTGACCAGACGTTATCCATTAAGTAGAATATTTGCGTATAAATATTATTACTCTACTATATCTTTTAAACTTTGAATATATTCTTGTAGATCTTTGACTATTTGTGTAGTATCTATATTACCACCACGCCATTCTTCAATATCACCCGCTTCAGTAACAAATGATTCTTTACTATTATCTAACATAATTTCTAATAATAAATCTTCCATTTCTTTAATATGAGTTCTAATACCAGAATGAACCATGTTGCGTTGGTATTCTTCAAATTTACCTTCAACTTTTAATTTAGTTTCCATTACAACTACACAATCAAAACACATTTTATGTATAGGCCACATCTTTTTATTTAAAGTACTGTTGGCCATAGATTTACTACAACTAGGGCATACAATGGGTAATAATAAAGATTTTTTAATATTATCTAAACGTGTAATAGTTTGTTTAATACCATTTTTAATAGTCCAATTTTTACCATTTTCTTCCCAAATATCACCTTCTTTACGTTCAACTATTGTCTTATTATAACCAGCTTGTGTTGTGGTTTTAGCATTATAATCTTTTTTAATGATATTACGCATACGTTGTATATCACGTTGCTTAAAATCTTTTTGTAACATTGATTCGTTAGCCATTATAACCCTAATTTTTTAAGTTCTTTTATTGTATTATCGGCTGATGTGTGTAATATTCCAACACCACCTGCTTTTTTCCATTCTCTAATAGTTTGTTCCATATCATCAATTAATATTTTACCTTCAGCAGCAAACAATTGTTTTTGTGCTCTAGGATATAATAATAATTTTCTGTATTCACCAGGCATATGCATTTTAACCCAAGCATCTTTACCTACTCGAGATGAAGGATCCATAGAAGGAGCTGAGAGGATATATGGGTTATATTTTTTAATATAATTCCATAATGTTTTTCCATCAGACATCCAATCTAGATTAGCCCAAAACGATGCACCAGCATCCGATATTGGTTTCCAAAACTCTTGTTTTCCGTTAAATGATTTAGAAGGTTTTGTGTTTGTTAACTCAGCATAACCTTTTTCAAAATCGGCAAGGACTCCGTCCATGTCGCAATAAATTGTGTACATAACTTTATTTAAATTTTTTATATATGTGTAATACTCCTAATTCGTCTTCATCAACAAAGTATTCTGAAGGTAAAGTTTTATCTAAAAATCCTTTTACAATTTTATGCCTTCTGCTATCAATAGGAACAATCATTACATTCTTCCAATCTTTATTTCGTTTTAAAAAATCTATTGTAACATTCATTACAGTAGCATATATTTGCATAACTTTAAATTCATTAGTTGTTACGCTATATGGTATTTTTTTTCCTTCAGTTCCTTTAATTCTAAAAGATCTTTCATAATCCCCATCAACACCTGGTTGAAAAAATACTTCATATTCAGTTTGACCTGTATTAAAAGTATATTTGTTGTTTGCGCCACCTTCAAATTTCCAATCATATCCTTTATTTAAATCAAAATCTAGCTCGTTGAGGTTTTTTTTTAAACCTTCATAAATACTATCATTAATTTTACCAAAATCTCTTAATAAAACTCCTGCCATAGCATTTGCTTCATTTTCAATAGTCGATCCTGTATCACCACTATCTTGACTAATCATTCCTAACTCATCCTGTCTACGATGTACTAATTCATGAGCTAATGTTCTCAAAATATCAGCCATGTTTCTATTTTTAACATAAACCCATATTTTACTAGAATTAGGATCAAAATAACCAAAACTACGTTTTGTTTTTGCTTCGTTATTGTCGTATGATAAGGTTAAGCTACGAGGGGGATTTTGAATTGCCAAATTTTTAATAGCATATTTAATAAATTCACCAATAGTCGCTGTTTGACTTTCATTTAACTTAATAGTATTTAAATCAAATACTTCTGAATTTTCATCAATAGTTAAATTTAAAGTGCCCATTAATACAATAGGTTGTAAACCTAATGCTCTATATATCATTAAACGTGTATTACCTGCTACTAAATAATATTTATCTTTCCCATAGTTTAAAACCATAGGCATAGGTAATTGTTTTTCATCCTGAATTGCTTTAACAATAGGTTTCCAATCTTTTTTATATTTGCCAGCAAGTTCAATAGCTTGTTCTAGGTTTTGTACATCGTATGAATCTGAATTTTCTAATTTAGACCAAACATTATCTGATAATATATTTTCTTTTCCTGTTTCAAAAGCATATTGTATATCACCAATAGGCACATTAAATTCATCTGATGTACGCTCAATTTCCTCCATTTCACTTACTACTAAATTATGGTATGGACTAGTTGGGTATTCTTGAGATTCTGCTACACTTACAGTATCTGTTGATTGTCTTAAGTCACTTTTTTTGCCAATAGTATTTAAAAAATCTACTACAGAAATCCCTTTAGGTAAATACTGTTCAACTGCATTTTCATCTCTAGAATCTAATGCTTGTCTTAATTGAGTAGCATTTACATCTTTAATATACCCACCATCAAATACTTCTACATTTGGATAATTAGCCATTTGTCTAAAACGTTCAGATTCTCCTTTCCCAAATGCAACTATAAAATTAGTATCAGGATTATTTTTAACAATATCATAAGTTTCTCTAATAGGACTTCCAGATGCTACTTTTATTTCTATAGGACCATCTAATAAAGTTTTATATAAATTCCATACACCAAAACTTTCATCAGCATCAACACCATCACGAACATTAGGTGATACCAAAATTACTAATTGATCTGCTTTTTGTAAAAGCATTTTAGCTATTTCAAAGTGACCTTTATGAGGTGGTTTAAAAGCACCTGGGAATATTGCAATTGTTTGCTTGTCTGCTTCTAATAACTGTTGTGCTATGTATTGTCCTAAATTCATTATATTTTTTCTTTATTTAAAATCTGAATTACGTCTGGGTTAAAAACAATGTAACAAGTACCTTCTTTGCATCCTTCTGTTCTTCTTCCTACATATCCATTTTTTAATAAAAATTCAGCAAAATCTTTACCAAAATCACCATAAGTAGATTTATCAAAATTACTAGTAACTAAATATCTAATAACAGGATCAGATAATTTTTTTCCTCTTTGTTTTTCAAACCCATCAAAAATAGTATCTATTTCGTTTTCTTTATTTAAACTTTTTAATAGTCTTAATGTTTCATCATATGTTATATAATCTTCTATCCATTTTTTACCAGCAGGAACATTAAATTTAACTTTATATAGTATGTTACCATACTTTTTATCTAAATTTTCATCCTGTGAGAAATAAAAACCCCACCCTAATCTATTCATTCCAAAACCTGATTCTGTTTTATTAAGATCAAATTTTTCAAAATCAGCATCGCTTCGGTGATAAGCAATATCTCCGCTTTCATTAATTTCTTTTAATATATCTATCAATTTAATCAAGATGCGAATGATTTAACTTTAGATATAATTTCTTGTTCAGATAAAGCGGATTCTTTAATTTTAGAATCTATATTCATAAATTCGCGCTCTAACTTAGATACTTGTTCTTTAAATTGTTCACGCGATTTTTCTGCGGCCTTCTCTTTCTTAGCTAATTCAGCAGGTGATAAATCTGGTTGTGGTTCCTTACGGAATGTTGAAGCAAATTTTTCAGGGTCAGATTTAACTAATTCATCTAACCACTCATATAATCTATTTTGAGATACTGCTTGATTAAATTCTTTAATTTCTTTATCAAATTCAGGTGATGGAGCTTGATATAAAATAAAATTATCACCTAATTTACGTTTGTACTCGTCTATATTTCCATAAACATTATTCCATGTTTGGATAACACCAATTTTAGGTACTTTACGCTCACGAGCAAAATTACGTAAAAATGATACAATAGGATGAGCATAAACCATAATCATCATCTTATCATATCCTGGTGTGTTAAATACACCTGGTGTTTCTTTACGTTTGTAAATACCACCTACCATTTTAGCAGCGTTAGATGCTGTTGTATCCCAAATAAATGCTTTGCCTTGTGAAATAGCATCAGGTACATCTTTATCATCAACTTGCATTGATGCTTGTGTTAAGTTATTGTACATTGGGCTGTCCTTATCCTCAACATATTTGTCAGGATTGATTATTTCAAATCCAGGTGCAGCACTCTTAATTTTATTGATAAGTGTTGATTTACCTGAACCAGCACCACCAGCCATGATTATCATTTTACCTTTAGGCATAGCCGCTTCTATTAATAAGTCTAACAATTTAATCATACGTGAATATAAATAGGTGACCTGGACATGCCAAGCCACCTATAAATATTAATATTTGTATTTACTATGATATTTTAACACTAGTCGGCAATAATTCCGTCATAGGTTTAAAATCAGGATTTTCTAAAGTATATATTTCGTATATATTTTTAAACATTGAAAAATTCTTTTCAATTTCATTTACGAATTTTAATTCCCATCCTTTACCTTGAATTTTACCACCTTTACCTTCTCCACGTGTATTTGCTTTAACCCATAATATACCTGTGTGAGTTACTTTCTCATCATGTGTTTCGTTCCATGCTGTAGCATAAGCGGCTAATTGTAAATCATAAGACGTATGTAAACTGTTCGATGTCTTAAGGTCTAGCAACCATATGTTTTCAAACATTCTAACAACTAAATCCGCAGTACCTGCGTATTTGTGTTCATCTGAGAATAAATGGTATTCAGTTGCGATTAATTCTGGTTTGTGAGTATTCCAAAAATCAGCAAAGCGTAAAATCATTCTCCAAACATCTAAATTATACTTAGCATTTCCGAATTCATCAATCCAAGTAATTTCTTTACCATTTAAAAAATCATCTACAGCTTGGTGTACTTGTGTACCTTCATTTGCTGCTTTATTGGCAATAATATCGCTATTATGTCCTACATCTTTCAACCAAGAATGGAAGAATTGGTTTTTAGGGAAATAATTTAAAATTGACGTTACTGAAGGATAGTAATTACCTTCTCGTCTGTAAAATCTACTGTCCAAAACATTAACTTGTTTATCCCCTTCAGCGTATTCAACAATACGTTTAATTTTAGGGTCTTTGATAATGTTTACGTTTTTTTCGATCATATTAATTGTAATTTTTTCTCAAGCAAACTCTGTAATGTCAGAGGTTCTGTGTGCTCAAGAGTATTTAAAAATGCCTCAAACCCGATTTCGTTTGCATCTTTACCTTCTAATTCTACCATATAAACCTCTTTACCATACGACATTAATTTTTCAGCATGTTTAAGAGCATCTTTTTTAGCATCATTATCTAGTGCAATGTAAATTCTATCAACGCTTGATTTAACTAGTTTTTCCATTAATTTGTTATGTAACACTTTACCTAATAATGGAATAACGTTTCTTTTAATTGTGATTGCATCAAACATACCTTCACAAAGTATGATTGGTGCATCCCAATTTATATATAATTCTAAGCCTATAACTTCCTTAGATGCTACAGGTGGATTTTTATACTTACGATCTGAATCTTTATAAGCGCGAGCTACAAAATAATTTAATATTCCGTTTGCATCATATGATGGAATAATAACTCTACCACCATACGATCCTTCTTTACAGAAACCAATATTGTATTTTAAAATATCATCCATAGTGACGCCTCGTTTCTTTAAAAATCGTAAAGCGTGTTTAGATTCAATTTGAGCTATTCTATCAGTAACGAACGTAGAATGGTCGTTAAATGCGATAAATTCGGCGGGTAAAGCGAGTACCTCAGTAGATACAATATCTTCCACATTCGTTGGCTGAATGAGCAGATTTAGGTCAGTAAATTTGTCTGGTGTTGCTTTTGCTTGTTTAAATAAGGTACGGATAGTTTTACCCTTAGTATCACACACCCAACAATGCCAAAAATTTTCCTTTTTAGCTGTGGTACGTAATGATACTTCTAGTTTGTTCTTGTGATGAGAACAAAACGGACACTTAAAAGCATAGTTACCTTTGCTTGTTGGTGTACCTTTACCTAAAACAGATTCTACTAATACTAGTAGAGCAGCATTTTCCATAACCTGGAATATAATAACTTATTTTGCCTCTATCAAATCTCTAGTAAAGAATTTACCTAGAATATTGTCGTTATATGAATATTTGTTTGATAAACATTCTTCTTTGCACTGGTAGTGCATTTCGTAGTATGTTAATTGCTTTTTAGTTGAGCATTGTCTATAAATCCAACAAGTAAAATTTTCCTCACCATATTGCTTAATATCAGCAAGCAATTGCTTATTAGAACCCCAATATGTCTTCCAATCGCTTTCAGTACGAATTACTTCAAACGTTGGTTTGCGACCTGGTCCTGTTTGTTCAGCTAATTGTTTTTTAGTAAGTTTTTTCTTCTTATTATTCCAAAACACTTTTTTACCAACATAAAATTTACCAGTTACTTCATTAGTAATTTTATAAACAAAACCATAATATTTTTCGGGATTGATAGTATCCCAAGTTTTCCATTTATGTATCATATTTGACTACAAATGTCATATCAGTATTTGGTGATATCATCATTGGTTTACCAAATTTAGCTACAGCTAATAACTCATTGTTATCATTATATAAACCTAATGTTGTAACATAAGGTGTAAAGTAAGATTCTGTAGCAAAATTTCTTAATGAACCACTAGCATAACTACCTATTACAATAGAAGGATTATAAGTTAAATTAAATTCACTTTCTCTTACTAAACATCTTACCTCATGTTCATCTATTAGATGTTCATTTTTAAAAGATAAAGTAAAATTTCCTAAATATGCCATTATACTGAAAGTATTTTAGTTGAGCAACAACAGTCGTTATTCTCGTTTGTTATTACAATTTGACTAATATCTGTATTTACTCTATAAGTTCTACCAGCTTTCATATTAGCTAATGAAACATTTGATTCAAGCAAATTATCATCAGATATAGATGTTGTATAAACATTATACGGACCTGTAGATGTTGTACTTGAGTCAATTGTTACTGTTACTATTTTTCTAGCCATTTATTATAAATATTTTAACAAGAAGCTAAATTAGAAGATGAAGTAGGATTAGTAATTGAACTATCAGCCCAAGTAAATGTTACGTTAGAACCATTTGTATTATTATCAGTCTTAACTAAGGTGAAGTTGTAAGTTCCTGGAGTTAATGTTATATATCCACTTGCAGTTCCACCAGTGCTAGTATATCCTTGTTGACCAGTGCCTGTAATAGTGAATGAACCATTTGCAGTTATGCTATTAACTGTCATACTAAAGACAGCAGTACCTGTAGATGTACCAGCAGTAAAGTATGTAGCCCAAATATTAACAGAACCACCAGATACTGTTATAGTACCAGTAGCGTTTGCATTTGCTCCAGCAACAGGTACAGTTCCCAATGTAGTTGTACGGCATACACTTAATGATGATGCTGTTGGAGTTGGTGTTACTGGAGCAGAAGTTGGAGATGTAGTTGGAGCTGTTGTTGGTGCCGTGGTTGGTGATGTAGTTGTTGGTGCCGATGTAGGAGCAGTTGTTGGTGCTGCTGTTGGAGCAGTTGTTGGTGCTGTTGTTGGTGATGGCGTAGGGAAAATATAAGATTGCACAGCACAACAACAATCAGGATCTTCATTTTTAACTAAAACAGAAGTAGCGTTAGCTGCACTTCCTGTAAAATAAACCAGTAAACCAGCCGCTAGTGTACTTTGAGGTACACCACTTAACATTAAGTTACTAGGTCTTATTTCATCAAAATAGACGCTATAAGTACTAGTACTTAATGTATCAATAGGTGTTATGGTTAAGTAATAATTTGCCAATTAATTTATTTTTTTTATTCACATGGACAATTGTCATTTGCTGAACTATAAGGACCAGTTGCTCCAGGATAATTTGATTGAATATATTCTAAAGTTACATTTGTATCAACTTTAGTTGAACATTCACCATTAACAGTTGAATTGAAAGTATTTCCTGAGGCATAGTAAACATAATAAGTAGCAAAAGTTGAACAACCACTATATACATCATATGTTTGTGGAGATGTTGGTGGTGGAGTTGGTGCTACAGGACATGCTCCACAACTATTTCCAATATATCCAGTTCCTGGACCTAAATCAATATCATATGAAGGTCCAGATGTAGTTCCCGTTAATGTAATACAAACATAGTTTCCTAAGTCAAATACTGAATTTAATGTTTGGTCAACAGTAAATCTTATTACTCCTGCACTTCCACCACTACAATAATTTGCTGTAAAGTACGCATAAGGAGGTAATGTTGGAGCAGGTGTTGGTGATGGTGTTGGAGCATTAGTTGGTGATGGTGTTGGTGCTGTTGTAGGTGCATTTGTTGGAGCTGGTGTAGGTGCATTTGTTGGTGCTGGAGTTGGTGATGGTGTTGGAGCATTTGTTGGTGCTGGCGTTGGAGCATTTGTTGGTGCTGGCGTTGGAGCTGTAGTTGGAGCATTAGTTGGTGCTGTTGTTGGAGCTGCAGTTGGTGACGGAGTAGGACAAGCAGCACATGCGTTTAACGATGTTATATTGTCTGCATTTGAGAAATGGAATCCTTGTCTAACCTGACCATCGTATGCTACCCAGAATGATGTTGTTCCTAAACTTATCCAGTTAGATGAAGTTAAAGTACTTGAATTACAGAAAGTACTGTTATTTCCAATCATATTAAAACTACCTTGTGGACTGCTACAAGCGGCAGCTGCTGATACGTTTGAGTAAGCAACATTTGCACTAAATGGAGCTGTTGGTGCAGGAGTTGGTGCTGCAGTAGGAGCAGTAGTAGGAGCTGTAGTTGGTGCTGCTGTTGTAGGAGCATTAGTTGGTGCTGGTGTTGGAGCAGCAGTAGGAACAGGTGTTGTTGGAGCTGCCGTTGGTGACGGAGTAGGACAAGCAGCACATGCAGCTAATGATGTTATATTATCCGCATTTGCAAAATGGAATCCTTGTCTAACTTGACCATCGTATGCTACCCAGAATGACGTATTTCCAAGTGATATCCAGTTATTTGAAGTTAAAGTACTTGAATTACAGAAAGTACTGTTATTTCCAATCATATTAAAACTACCTTGTGGACTGCTACAAGCGGCAGCTGCTGATATACTTGAGTAAGCAACATTTGCGCTAAAAGGAGCAGTTGGAGCTGGAGTTGGTGCTGTTGTAGGAGCTGTAGTTGGTGCTGTAGTTGGTGCTGCAGTAGTTGGTGCTGTTGTAGGTGCAGTAGTAGGAGCTGTAGTTGGTGCTGCAGTTGTAGGAGCGGCTGTTGGTGACGGAGTAGGACAAGCAACACATGCACCATTTGGTGTTGCGTTTCTTGATGTTCCTACTTTTGTGAAACTTCTTACTTGTGTTCCACTACTAATCCAAAACTCACTGCTCGGGTCAATTTCCGCTAATATTATATCACCACTTATTGATGTTGCTGCACATAAATCACCACCTACACCATCAAACGAATAAGCAAAGTATGGAACAAATGAACCACCCGCACAAGCGTTGTCCGCACTTACATAACTTACATATCCTGTAAATGTTGTTGGCATTGGAGTAGGAGTTGGAGTTGGTGCTGTTGTAGGAGCTGTGGTTGGTGATTCTGTAGGTGCAGTAGTAGGAGCTGTAGTTGGAGCATTAGTTGGTGCTGTTGTAGGAGCTGTTGTTGGGGCTGTAGTTGGAGCTGCTGTCGGAGCTGCTGTTGGTGCCGCTGTAGGAGCAGGAGTTACTGGGTTACAGTTTACAAATGATCCTGTTAAATAAGTTACTTTATTATTTGGGTTAGGTGAGCTAATAGAATCAATTATAACATTAGAAACAACAGTATCTTTAGTTATTGATGGAGATGGATAAGGGATATATGTTGTTCCATTCTCAGATGCTGTAGCAGCAAAAGTAGCTAACAAAGTACCACCATTATATGCTTTTAAAGTCATATTAACAGGATAATACAATGATGATGAAACAGATCCACTTGCACCACTTATATTAACTCCATAAGGTGATCCTAAAGAATAATCTGTAAAGCAAACCTCAGTTAAATTAATTGATACTGTTACAGGTGAACTATATTGGAATACAGGGTATTTGTTATCTGGTGATTCAAAAGATTTAAAAGCAATATACCATCCAGGGGAAGCATCACTAAAGCTTGAAGTAGTAAAATTAGAAGCAAATGTAAAGAATGATGAAGTATCTTGAGATAAAAATCCTGATTTTAATGAAGCTGTATTATACAGTGAATTTAAATCTGTTCTTTGATCAAAAACATAGTTAGAATCTTCTGCTAAAGTATAGTAATCTACATCATTATAATAATACCAATCACTAGTATAGTTTTGATATGAAGTTTGAATAGGATGTGAAGCCGCATTTACAAGAGAAGTTGCTGTAGTTGAATTTGAAAGAGACATTGTTAAAATATCTACTACAGATCCACTTAATGTTCTAAAGAAAGTTCTATAAGCATTATGCCCATTATATGATTCACTTATTGCATAGTAACCATTAAATACTTTTTGATCACCATTAGCATCATAATATAATGCTTTACCTGTAGTTAATCCTAATGTATTTGTATTATTAAAGAAACAAGTACTATAGTTAGGGTAATTTTCTACTTTTAACTCATGAGTAAAAGTAGTTCCGTAACTACCTAAACCTACTATAGTTTGTCCAAAACTTCCTGAGTTTACATAAGATGATGTTAAATTATTAAGTAAAGAAAGAGCTTGGTTGTCTGCATCTTCTTGTGAAGTATAACTTATTACAGCCCCAGCAGGTATAGAAACGTCTACTACTGCAGGGAAAGTTAGTAAATCTCCTACTTTATTAGGAATAACATTAGTAGATTTAACAGTGCTTTTATAAACTCCTACACTACTTACAGTGTAATCAGGTTTACCAGAAGTATAAGGTAATATTAATAACTTTGTAAGATCTGTAACTAAAGATGGTTGATCAGGAGCCATTGATACAGCTGTACCAAAAGTAAGTGGATCTTGATTAATAATAGCATTAAATGTTTGAGCTACTTGTTTTTCTTGGGCTGTATTATAATCTTTTTGATTATAAAAATACATACCATCACATAAATGCTCTGAAAGATAGTTAGTAAGGCCTGCGTTAGTATATACTCTAGTTCCGTTATTGATATAAGGAGTATTAGTATATCTATAACCAAGTTTATTAGATGGTTCTTTAAAATTTTGTCTTTGATCTTTTGTTAAAAGTATTATTATATTAACAACAGCAAAAACAAAAAGGGCAAATCCAATAAAACTTAGAATAGCAGCAGAAGCAGGTGCTCCTGAAAGAGCTGTGTTTACAGCAAAATCCCCTCTTGAAAGAGCATCACGTAAAATACCAAAAACTTCTTTAACAAGAGTTGTATTAAAAAGAGCAGGTGTTTTTAATCTTATTAAAGAGGCTCCGACACCCTCTGCAGCTTGTAAAAAACTACCAATAGCAACTCCTAATCCTACCCCTCCTGCAAATACAGAAATATAAAATTTTGCTACTTGGCTTGCTTGTTCTGCTTCTCCAAATTCACCCCACCCAAGAGCTGGATTTCCAAATACAAGACCATCAGTTAATTTTAAAACAGCATGATTAAGTCCTGATATATAACGATTTATCTGGTTAGAATAGTCATATGCAGTAAAAAATTGAGCAGCTTTTTGTTGATCAGTACTACTATATCCCATGTAGTATCTATAACTAGAAGGTTGGGTTACAGAAGATTTTGCAAGTATTTGAGTAATCTGATTTACTTTGCTTATAGTAGGAAATACAAAAGCTTCACTAAATTTTAACCCACCTGAAGTAGTTTCCCAAGATTTAGGTCCTTCTTGTCTCTCATATATGTGTGTTTTACCAAATAACCAATATCTTACGATTTCGTAAAATTTGTTAATACCATAAGATCTTTCTAATTCAGTTCCTATTTTATAAATTGAATCACCAAGATTATAATAATATGGATAAGCATATTGTGAAAGTTGAGGTGTGCTAAATATATTGCTTGTACCTGTAGTCCATGAACCTGAAGGAGTAACTGAATATAAATAAGTTGTTAATGTAGGAGTATTAGCAGCGTCGTATGGTGAGTATACGTGCATTCCCGCTAGATATTTGTACATTGGTGTAGTACAATCAAATTGTATTTCTACACTTACATTTGAAGCAGGTACTCCACCTTTTTTAGCTAAACATACATTCATATTAAAGAATGGGCTTAGTACACTTCCATAGTTTACTATAGCATATATTCTATTAGTACCACTATTTAATTTAATAAATTGACCAGGAAGTAATGGTGCAAACAAACCATTTAAACTTTTAGCATATGGAGTTAAAGCAGAATTTGGAAAAGCAATACTAGCTAAGTTAACATTATTTAATCCTGTAACTATAATATCAAAAGTAATATAACCGTATGTTGTATTTCCTAAGTTTATACTTCTATTTTTACTAGCCCATCTTACATTAGTAGTAGAACCAAAAGCAGCAGTAACATAGTCTGCCCCCGCTTGACTATTAGAAGTAAAATCATTTGGGGTAAATGTTAATGTTGTTGTATTACTAAGAGGCATTATTCAATTATTTTATATAAATATTTTAAGGAGAAGGACAATTTGCTATATTACCATCACAGAATCCTATAAGAGTCTTAGACGCACCATTAATATAATAGACTGGATTTAAAGATCCACTTACTTTGTAGTATCCTGTTGTTGGATTTGTTGATAGTGCACTATTACTATACCATGATGCACTATATAATCCACTAGAAGATACAATACTCTTATTCATGTATAAGGTAGTTGGAGTTAAACATGCTTCACAGTTTGCAGTTCCTACTGGATCTGAAGTGTAATAACAGAATGAAGCTGACATTATTGGTTTATCAATTATAGCATACATTACACTTCCTGAAGATCTTAAGTAGGTTGAGTAAAATGCAGATGATGAAATAATAGCATCGGCACTACCTGAAATTGTACTCCATCCTAAGAATGTAGATCCATTAGTTCCAGCACAGCCCATATTAATAAGAGTGCCATATGAACCAGTTGCAGTGTATGGAGAATTAACATTTATAGCTGGATCTTGTAACACATAAATGTATCTTGTAAGTTGACCTGTTGCTTCTGGACTTAATTTAGATATTATAAAGTCCATACTTAATTGCATACAATCCAAAATTGGTTCATTTTCTATTATAAATCCTGTATCATCTTTAACAGCTATAAATGAACCACTAGTTAAAGGAACAGGAGCTAACCATAAATAAGTTCCATCAACTGGACTACCAGGACTATCAATGTATAGATAGTTATTTGGATCTGTATTCCAAATTCTATTTCCGTTAATATCTTTGTATAAACTAGCTGAAACATATGGTGATGCACCTCCTTTAAAGTATACATAAGCTACGTTTAATGAAGGATTAAGATTACAAGCAACAGATGCTGATACTACTACTAAACCAGTTCTTAATAAACTTCCAGTTGTTGTTGTATCACAAAGTATTGTAAAGTCTAATGCATCACTTATACTTGCTGTAGTAGATTGATATTCAGCCATTATATAGTAAGGAGCTACACTAGATGTATAAATAAATGATATAGCACCCGGATCACTATCCCATCCTGAACTTGTAACTAATAAATCATTTATGTTGTAAATGTTTAATCTATTTGGTCTTCCATAAGCATCATAAAGTAATGTTACAGTATTACCATCAGTTAATGTAGAAGTACATATTGGGATCTCTGGGTATCTACCATAGCCAAAACTACCTGTGCTTAAAGTATATGTTGTGTTACAATCTTGACAAGTTTGAGGTGGATAAGCTGGATTTACAGATCCAGTTATTACATAAGATTTTCCAGCAGCATATGTTACAGGAGTACTTAAGTAAACACTTCCTCCGTTTTTATAGTATAAAGAAGATGTATTACTAATTAATACACTATTTTCATATACCATAATATTACCACTACCTGTTACATAAGGTCCCCAAACATTAGAAGGAGTATCTTCAGCTAACTGAAGTTGAATTGTATCATTTGTACCAGCAGCAGCAGTAGTTGAAAAATCACCTGAGAAATAATACCAAGTATTGTTTACTCTAATGTTAGCATCTAAGAAAGCAGAAGGTGATTCATTCCACTCTTCTAAATGAATATTAATAGTTGCTGGTGTTGCAGTTGGAGCTGGTGTTGGTGCAGTCGTTGGAGCTGCTGTTGGAGCAGTTGTAGGAGCTTCAGTTGGAGCAACTGTTGGTGCCGTCGTTGGAGCAGCAGTTGGGGCTGTTGTTGGAGCAGCTGTTGGTGCCGTCGTTGGAGCAGCAGTTGGGGCTGTTGTTGGAGCAGCTGTTGGTGCCGTCGTTGGAGCAGCAGTTGGGGCTGTTGTTGGAGCAGCAGTTGGAGCAGTCGTTGGAGCAGTCGTTGGTGCTGTTGTTGGAGCTGTAGTAGGAGCTGCTGTTGGAGAAGGTGTAGGTGTTATAGGAGCAGTTGTAGGAGCAGTTGTTGGAGCTGTAGTTGGTGCTGCTGTAGGTGATGGAGTTGGAGATGTAGGAGAAGTTGTTGGTGCTGTTGTTGGAGCAGTCGTTGGAGCTGCAGTTGGAGCTGTTGTTGGTGCCGCTGTTGGAGCCGTAGTAGGTGCAGATGTAGGAGCTGGAGTTGCTCCTGGAATTAACCAAGCCTCATAAGGAGGACATTGATTATCAGTATATGAAGCAAGTGGAGCTGTTTGGAAAACATAATAAGTTAGACCCTCAGATTTAGTAACAATTTTATTACCTGTAGGAGCAGGATTACTTGGATTTACCAAGGCAGCTCCCATAGTAGCTAGTTCATCCCACGTTACTAAATAACCATTTATTTTCACAGTCTAATTATTTAAATTTTTCTTCTAATTCTTTTACTTTAGCAGTTAATTCTTGTACTGCTTTTATCAAAACACCAACAGTTGAGTTAGTATCCATTACATTTTGTCTTGTAGTAGATAATTCAACAGGAGTATCTTCAGCGATAAATCCAATATGTTTATTAGTCAAATCATTTAAATAATTAAATTCAACAACATCTACACTATCTAATAAACTAATAGCTGATGTTTCAAATGGAATAATATTTGTTTTTAGTGTACGGCTTGAATCTTGATAAAAAGACTGTGCATTTACTGAACCTGAAACACTTAAAGAACCTGTAATAATAGCAGCAGTACCATTAAAAGTAAAATTAGCTTCACCATTAATACTATTAGTACCGGTTGCTGTTAAAACATAATTATTTGTATTATTAGCAACATTGTTACCCATATACACTTCTACCCAAGCATCATCTGCATTACCTGAACCAGTATATACTTCAAAAGTATCTGGGTCTTCTCTTGTTTGAGAAGGATCTAACCAAACTACTTTTTGAGCATTTGAAACACTATTCCATTGAGTTAAAGTTACTTCAACTCCTGAAGATTTTGGTCTTAATTGGTAGTATTTTTTCTCTCCAATAACATAAACAACCATACCAAATTTTCTTCTACCTGAAGTGAATCCATCTTCTTTCATGTCTGTCTCAACAGGAATATCATTTCTATCTGCTACAGTTGGTAATTCGATAAAGCCACCAGCACCCATATGAGAAACATGCGTAGCGTATTTTACAGAAGTATTAAGAACACGGATTTGTCCAGGTTGACTATATCCTCCGGTGTTTATAGGTAATACTGACATTTTATTTTAATTTTAAATATTTTTTATTTTTATGTACAAGTTGTTACTTTTAATGTAAATAAAGTTCCACCTGTTGGATTTTGAGCAGATAATATTTTATACATTCTATAATTAACTCCATTATATGTAAATGTTCCTTCAGCATTAGATGTTATTGATACTGGGTTAAATATTCCTGTAGGATTATTTACATCAACCATTTCAGTAATAGTGCCCATGCTTGTTGGATGAATAATATATGCTTGTATAGAAGTAGAACTTTCACCAGTTCCTTGTGGGTAATTTAAAGCATAAGTATATGTTGCTTTATTAGCACACACATCACCATAAGCTGTTATTCTATCATTATTTGTTATTTTTCTACCTAAAAAGTTACTAAAGTTTTCAGTAACGTAAGCAGATCCATTATAATGTCTAAATCTAGTTGTTGTTGTAACATAATCATAAGGTGCGGCAAGTACATCAGATGTAAATAATAAATATGCTGATGGGGTTGCTGCTGTTGGTTGTGGTGTTGGTGCAGTCGTTGGAGCTGTTGTAGGAGATGTAGTTGGTGCCGTTGTAGGCGCTGTTGTAGGAGCAGTCGTTGGTGCTGTAGTAGGAGCTGTAGTAGGCGCAGTCGTTGGTGCCGTTGTAGGCGCCGTTGTTGGTGTTGTTGGTGATGTTGTAGGAGCCGTTGTTGGAGCTGTGGTTGGTGCTGTAGTTGGTGCAGTCGTTGGTGCCGTTGTAGGAGCAGTAGTAGGTGATGGAGTAGATTGTGGTACAGCAAGGTCTACATAGTTTGTACAAGTACCTTTAGATTTTACTCTAATAGTTACTGTCCCATCAGGAACAGCAGAAGTTGCATATCCAGCTACTAAACTAGATTTAGGAACATCAGTAGCAAAAGCAGTATTATAGGAATCCGTATTTGAAAATAAATCAAAAGGACCTGTATCACTCCCCGCTGTTGTTAATGTTATTATTACTGATATTGGCATATTGTATAAATATTATTGTCTATATGTTTCTTTAATTAAGTATTACATTTCCATCTAAACCACAATTACCTAACTGTACGTTTCCATCTAAACCACAATTACCTAACTGTACGTTTCCATCTAATGCACAATCAGCAGATGTTGGTGAAGGAGTAGGAGCTGTTGTTGGTGGTGTTGTTGGTGATGTAGTAGGAGCCGTCGTTGGAGCTACAGTTGGTGCAGTCGTTGGAGCTACTGTTGGTGCCGTCGTTGGAGCCGTTGTTGGAGATGAAGTTGTAGGCGCTGTTGTAGGAGCTATTGTTGGTGCAGTCGTTGGAGCAGCAGTTGGTGCTGTAGTTGGTGCTGCTGTTGGAGCTGAAGTTGTTGGAGCGGTTGTAGGAGCAGTAGTAGGAGCAGTCGTTGGAGCAGCAGTTGGCGCTGTAGTTGGAGCTGTTGTTGGAGCAGCAGTTGGTGCCGTCGTTGGAGCAGCAGTTGGCGCTGTAGTTGGTGCTGTAGTAGGTGCTACAGTAGGAGCTGTAGTTGGTGCTGCTGTTGGTGCAGTAGTTGGTGCTGAAGTTGGTGAAAATGTTGGTGGTGGTGTTACTGGAGAAGTTGGAGCAACAGTAGGAGCGGTAGTAGGAGCATTGGTTGGAGCAGTAGTAGGAGCAGTTGTTGGTGCTGCTGTTGTTGGAGCAGGTGAAACACTAGATACACTTAAAGTAAAGTTACATCCTATTGTTGTAGATGTTGTTGTTGCAGTAAAGTTACAATCAACAATCTTAGTTATAGTAAAAGTTATCTTAGCTTCATTACTATAAATGTTTCCACAACCTAAGTTTCTACTTGCTACTTTGTAATAAGTTTCATACACACCTGGTAAAGTACCTGTAAATCCTATAAGATGAGTATCCTGGTTTACAAAATAAGGACTACCAGATAATACTAAAGTATCTCCATCTAATTCAAAATCTCTTTCATCTACATAAGGATAATAATCAAATTGAGATGGAATTGCATTTTGAGGATAAGTTAAATTAATTGGTAAAGCAAACGGAGGATTTGGAAATATTGATTGAGAGGCTTGGTTAGTAATAATAGCTAAGCCATGAGCATAAAATATATTTCCAATATGTGTTGTGCCGTAGTTATATAAATTACCAAAACCATCATCAGTAATACTATAAGCAGATGAAGTTAAAACAAAACTATTTGGTAATACTTTGTTACCATAAATGTCTTGATTAATAGCTAATACTTTAATACTACTCATTACCCCTGTAGGGAATGATTTTATTAAATTATCATTATCATTATATATAAAATAAGATGATGTAGGGCGTTGTTGAGAAGCAGACTCATAATTATTTAACGTAAACATTAATGAGCTAGTATCTAAACTAGCTGTATATGTTTGGTAAAATAAATGATTAATTTGACTATAAACTAGTCTTTCATATTGACCTTCTGTAATAGGATCTATATCGGGAGAAAAACTACCAGTTACATTAGTACCTTTATAAATTGTAATGAAGTCAGAGGATGTCGGATACGAGCAGTAGTTTAAATTCCACTGCTTATTAGCGGCATAGGGTACTACCGTAACATCTGATTTGCTTAGTTTTTTGTATGCCGACATGCATTAATAGTCTAATTTAATTCTAATTAAAGCTTCCTTAGTAAAATCTTTTGTTAATGGTCTACTTAACTTAGCAACTGCTAATAACTCATTATTGTCATTATACATACCTACTGTTGTAACGTATGTTTGTGGGTTATTAATTAATGTTGTATATAGTAAGTTACCGTTTGCATCTATAACAGATGGGTTAGTAGTATAGTTAAAGTCACTATTTTTAACTCTTGTAAAGAAATATCTTGAAGATACTGTTTCTTCTGATTTTAACTGGAATATAGAACCTGCAACAATTGAGTTATAAAGTTTAATATGATTGTTTTGAGCAGTACCTGTAGATGTTCCAAGTGGAGCAAAATATGGTAATAAATTTACAGTTGTAGATGTACCTGCATTCAATACAACAATATTCAAATCAGGAAACATCATTCCATAATAAGAAGAAGAAGCAGCTGATGTGAAAGCATTTCCATTACTTCCACTAATAATATAAAATACTCTATTTTCACCAATGTAACGAGTTAAATTTGTAGTACCGCTATCATCAGTTAATTTTATTGTTCCACTACCACTAGTTAAAGTTAAATTAAATGAACCTGGTAGTAAAGATTCTTTATAGCGGCTACGAGCTACATTAATTACAAAAATATTACTTCCTGTAGTAGCACCATTATCAAAGCTAAAATAAGCATCTTCAGTTCCATAAACTAAATTTCTATATTCACCGTATACAACACGAGAAGGTGAAGCACCTTCTACAGCAGAATTAATTAATTTAGAACCACTACCATTAATGTTACCATACTGGATTGAAAATTGTACTGAAGATCCAGAGCACAATTCACAGTTATTGTAAGCATCTAAATAATACTCTGTATAAGTACTAGCTGTAAAAAAATTATTTATTTCATTATTATCTCCACTCCACAATCCACGTACTACGGTTTCGGAGCTAATTACTGAGTCTTCTGGGTTATATCTTACAAATGACATATTATGTTAAATTTTAGTAGCTAGCTGTTTTTTGAATATTTAAAGGAATAGTGATTCTAGCTCCACTATCTCTACCAATTACAGTAATTGTAGTTGTTAATTGACTTAGAGTACTACCAAACAATGTATTAATTGTAGTACCAGTTAACGTAAATGAAGTACCAACTTGGCTCAATGAAAGTACAGTACCTGTTGTTGTATTTAAATCAGCAATACCTGGAGAAGTAACTGTAATTCCTGTACCACTAAATGTAGATACTAAACGAGAATCAGCAATTGTAGCTGTATATCCGTTTGCTTCAAACGTACTTGTAGCACCTAAGTAGTTAAGTGTTTGTGGAGTAATTGTTAATGAAGCACCTTGACGTAATGAGATACTATTATATCCAATATTAATTACTGGTAATTTAGATGTACCACGAGGTAAAGTTACTAACTTATATCTCATAATTTGTGACTCATTAGGAATAGCTTCTAATATAGGAGTATTCTCAATTGCTTCACCATAGAATGCAGATCCTGATGGGTGATTTGGATTATACAAAGTATAATCAATTTCGTCATCAGCTAATGCAAATTGAGTAATTTGAAATGAACCATCATTACGAGCTAACAATTCGCGGCCCTTCGTGGTTAATATTGCATCTACAGTTATTGTTGTAGGATTTAAAATTGCCATAATTCTTTATGTTGTATATACTATAAATATATTAAATTTGTAGATGTTACCCAAAGGTTCCACCATTAATATCATTAATTACTGATTGATCATTAAGTAATTTTTGTTTAACTTCTTTAGTAATTGTATCAATATTTTCCAATACGTCGCTACTAATATTATCTGCTATTAAGAAACCATATGATGTTTTTCCGTCTCTTTTTACAAAATTCAAAATAACATTAGTTTCATCTTTAATTCTTGATAATAATAAAAATCTTTTATAATTACCAGTTCCTGATAAATCCTGTATAGCTAAGTTGGATAAAGGAGTGTCAAGAGTTAAGACTAATTGTCCTCCAACTAAATTAATACCCAATATTGTATATTCTAAAATACTTCCATCTGAAAGATAAAGTATTAGCATATCGTATGGTTTAGGTTTAAACGAATAATCCACATCACCATAAGTTTCATACAATGGGCTTACAGATCCAGTAGCTGGATTTGGTGCAAAATAATAACTATCTCCATAAAAACTAGATACTCCTGGACTAAGAGTAATTGAAGAAGTAGCAGTTGAAGTAACATAAGGACAAGCAGTAGATGTATATCCTGTACTAAGAGCTAAAGATCCTATAGAAACTTTTCCATTATCTCCTGTTGCTAAAGAAGCTGTAATGTTATTACTACTAGCATTTACTAATCTTAATTTAAATGAAATTTCATCATCAACAGTAAAACTATTATAACTATTATTACCTGAATGTCCGTTATTAATTGTTAAAGTAGTTGTAAGAGTATTTCCTCCTCCTATTATATATGTACCACATATTGCTGGGTCGGTTGGATAGTCAGTCCATTGACTATTTCCAGACACTTCGTAACTTCGAGCACATATAGTTCTAGTTATTCCTGGTTTAATGTAAAAGAATTTAGAAATACCACTAGCACATTCAATATAATCTACTCTTATATCATCATCCCCCTCATTAATTATTGAAGTTCCATAGCAATTTTCTGTTATTGAACCAAAAGATAATGATTGACTTACTTCTTGAATTTTAGTTCCGTCTCTATACATTTCTAAACTCCAAGTAGCACTATTATTATCAGCCATTGTTGTAGTAATAGCTACGTTAGCATATACTCTATATTGTCCTGTTTCAGATACAGAATATGTTGCTGGTGAAGTTGCTGTTGGAGATGTCCAGTATGTACCTGTATTAATAGGAGAATTAAATAAATTTAATACATATCCTCCTTGTAAAGGATATCCAATAGTACCACTTCCACTAATTAAATAAGATGAACTTAAGTTTTGGGCCTCAGCTAAATATGCTGATGGGTTACCTTGGTTTTGAAAAGAAATATTAGGATTATTACTACAAGTAGAAAAATATAAAAGTGGTGAATAACTATACCCACTATTAAAAATTATTTTTTCACCATCAGTTGTTTTTTGATTGCTATATAATTGGTTGTTAAATTGTGAAATACTACCTGTATCTCCAACTATAAAAGTATTTTGTATTTCTTCCCAATGTTTATTACGAAGATTCAATTCTGTTAAATTACCGTCGATATCAACTAGATATTTTAAAACAGCATTATTGCGTTTAGGTAAAAATCTATTCGGAATTATTTCTGAGAATAGGCCTAATTTAATTACATTTTTATCAATAACAGCCGTTTTACCAAATGATATATCACCATCAGTATAATCATTATATTTAACACTTGATAATTTAATACCTTCGTATCTTGATAATTGATGAGTTTTTAAAGATTCATAAGAATCTTGTAAGTAAGCTGGTGTTAATATACTTTGTGTAGTTCCAAAAACATATTCAATATCTTGTCTAGTACGAGAAATTAAACTAGAAGAGACATTATTAAACAATACACTAAAATCTGAATGGTTAAACTTATTTATGTCTATATTTTCAGACGAATGTTGAGAGTTCCATTGAGCAAAAGTACTTAAATAAGGATTTACATTTTGATCTTCAAAATATTGATAAATATCTACATAACTTCCTGAAAATTCTCCTGTATAAAAAGCAGATTTATTACCTGGTTGTTTTGTATAGTCATTGCCATATACAACACTCATTGTTACTAGAGCACTTGTCTCTGGAGTAAAATCAGCATCATAAGAAGATACTAAAGAAGAATTAGATGGATTAGCATTTTGTACTTTATTTCTTTCAAGTAATGGAGAAGTGATTGTTATACCTGTTGAAAGACTAGCTCTAGCAGGTACATAATCAGATAACATTTTGAATAACGAATTATCAAAATATTGGAACAAACGAATAAAACTATTATAATCAGTAGCATTAATTGAATCTGTACTTGTAGAACTAGTAAAAGGAATTACAGAAGCAGTTAATGGAGAATAATAAGTTTTCTTTTGTGATTCTAAATCTGTATAAGAAACATCATACTGTTGTCTAGGATCACCTATATAATCATCTAAATTCCAAGTTGGATTTGAAGTTGCTATTGATGATGAAGTAAATAAATCTATTTTTTCTTGAGGAGAAAATGATATATCTACATAATGCAAATCATTTGTTCTAAACGAAGTAGATGAAGTAGGTTGATTTTGTAAACTAATATAAGGTGATAAGATACTACCTGTAATATTATTAGATACTATTCTAATTTTATCTGAATTAAATTCATCTAAAGTATTAGACTTTAAGTAACCACCATATTCTTTTACAGGTAAAATACTACCTGTGATACCAAAAGTAGAAATTAATGTTTGTAAACCATAAGTAGTACCTTTTGTTTTTAATAATAAAGGTAAATTATGATAAATTCTTTTATAAGATTCAGCTAACAAATCTTTTTTAGGGATAGTATTTAAATAAGAACCAGTATATGTAAAGTTGTTATCAAAAACAGCACTACCACTATTACCAATTAAAAAATCAACATTATCTGAATCTCCATATTGGTTATATAGTTTAGTTCCTAATGATTGTAACACATAGTATACTAAATCTTTAGAAACACCTTTTTCTAAGTTATTGTTTGCTAAATTGATATCAGTAACAGCTTGTAAATATATCCAAATATTATCAAAATAATGCCCAACCATATCAATGAAAGTAATATATTGAGTATTATTACCATCATCTACAATAAAAGCAGGTAATGTATTTACAATATAGTTTTGATTGGTACTATCCCATAATTCAGCACTTGCTGTAGCTGATGTTAACCAGTTTGTTACTAGATTAGATCCAGTTGAATATAAAGTATAAGGTAAAAGACTTCCTGATTTAGGGTATGGATTTATTCCATAGGTTGTTGTTGAAGTAACAGATCCACTTTGGAAATATAAATAATATTCAAATCCATCAAAATTTGAAATAATATCATTTATACTAGAAGTAGTACTATTAATTAATTGATTTTTTAAACTAGAAGTAGATGCATTATATACTGCTATATCATTGTTATAATCTTCAATTTGTTTTACCTTAGTATAAAAATTTAAAACTCTTTTTTTAGCAGAACTAAAAAATACAAAATTATCATAACTACTATAATCAACATTTATACTAATACTTTGAGAAGTAATTAAATTTAAAAGTTGTTGATATGAAGATGTAGATACGGTTTGTACACTATTTACTAAGCTGTAATATGTTTGGTATGGAGTACCAACATTATTTTCATCAGCTATTTTTATATCAAAATTAGGACCTCTTAATTGTGGTAAAGGTGCAGGTAATATTAAAGTATCTAAATTAATATCAAAAACAAAAGGATTTACTTTTTCTTTAACTACCCACAAACTATCTTTTTCTTGAATATTGTCTGGTAGTGGTTGATATAATTTAAATAGGATTTCATAGCCTGTTAGTACCTTATTTAAAGCAAGATTAACTGCTAATACTTGGTTATTATTTCCAAAATTAAGAACATAATCAACAAAATAAGCAGAACCTGTATATTCATTTATTAATGCTATAGAACCACTTTCAATTTGCTCATTTGTAAGAATGGTAGAACCTATTCTTAATTCAGTTCTATCTGAAGATATTTCTTTTAAAAATAACTCAGCTGATGGGTTAGATAATTTGTTGTTAAAAAAGTTATATTGAACTTTAAATTCTCCTGATGTATATCCTAAATTTTGAAGATCTTTAACAGGGTCTATCTCAATAACAGGAAAATAAGAGCCAGTAGTTGTATTGTATTCAATTCCTATATTTGTTGTTGGAATAGAATTATTTACATTTAGTGAAGAAGAAATTTCAGGAACTAAATTACTATTAACAGGTAATTTAAAGTTTTTATAATTATAATTTGTATTTAAAAGATTTCCACCTATATCATATATATAGTATTCAATATAATCATTTGCTTGACCAAAATTTTCTTTTATTGTTTGGGATGTAAGTAATCTCACATCAGTATCTTCATAACGAGATACTTCTTGTGTATTTAAGATTGAACCTACTATTTTAATATTGTCTGCCATTATTTATTAGTCAAATCATTTATTGTTTGTTGTGCATCTAATACTTGTTGTCTTAATGATGTAATTTCATTTAACAAAGCTTGAATATCATCTTGACTTATACTTATGCCTAAGTAATCAGCTTCACGTTGTATTATATATTGATGTGAATTAGAATCCCCATCTCTTGGAATTTGAAAAAATAATTGTTCATACAACTCAAAAAAGTCATCAATAGTAAAAGAAGGAGATTCAACTTCTTCATTTGAATTAATCAATTGACTAAATTGAGTATCAACTACTCTATTATAGGTATCTTTATTAAATACTGTTTTTTGTACTAGTATTTGTGACATTATCTTATAACTTTAAAATAGTAATTATTATCAGATATAATTGTTTCGCCGTTAGACAATACAGTTTTAAATAATAATTTATAATAACGTTCTGGTTCTAAACCATTCATATAAACATCAAAATAATTACCTGTTGAATCACAACTAATTTTAGTATAATTCACATCATAATCTACGACAATTTCCTCAGTATCCAAGTCCTTTATTGACCAATATGAAGAGGAAGGTAATGCTTTGTTATTTAAATAAACTGAACTAGTTTGAAAAGATCTAGCTGGGAATTTATCTCGTACATTTATTCTAAAACGTTGTACTGAATCTTGTTGATATTCACCTTTATTATTACCTAATGATGGCACAAATAAATCGTTAGTAACTACTGATAGTGAACCTGTGTAAATTGAGTCATCCCATCTTATTTCTAAGCATGGAGGATAAATTGTATGGGTATTACTTGAAAAATATTTTGTTTCAAATTTCGAAGATGTTGTAAACTCAATAGATGCAGAATGTTTTAATATAAAACCATAGTTATTTATAGATCCACTGTTCCAAGCTTTTACAGTATTTGTTGTCTCTATTTCAATATCTTTAGAAGTAATTGAAGTAAATGATTGACTAGCAGCATATAATGAACTAGTATACCATAAACCACCCCCAACAGCAGCTCCGCTTCCATTTCTATAAGAACCAGTTGAATTAGATGGTAAAACAATAGATGCAGAGGTAAACCAGACACTGCCACTGTTTTGGTTTGTGTATTTCCAGCTTACTCCGTTTGTAGTTGCAGGAACATTACTTAATCTACCAGTACCTACATTCCAATCAGAAGATAGTGGGTGTGAATATAATGTATAGTTTAAAGGTAAAGATGAAGCGTTAGCTAAATATAACTTTAAGTATGTATCAAATTCCTTGCCCTTTACTTTATTCGCGATTATATCGCTTATTTGATTAGAAGGGAATTTAATAAGAACACGAGACACTTCATCAGTATCTTCAAAAGAAGTATATGTGCTAATTTCTAATATTTCATCCAATCCAGTATTAAGTGTTGGATAGAATGAATATAGAGTAGCACTCTTTTCAGGGAATATTTTATAGATTGCCATAGTTAGTAATTACTACATATAAATATGGTAACTACCAAACTATTTTACGCTAATAACGCGTGATATTCTTTAAAATGTTTAATACGATCAGCAAGACCAATAGTACCACCATTAACACGTTTAGTGATTTGTGTAACAACTGCATCAGTTGCACCACCATCTGCTAATTTATGTAAACCATTTTTATTAAAGAACCAAGCAGCAGACAACAATGCATATTTTCCTGCTACTACTGTTGGATCTTTAGTTAAGTCTTCATTAATAGATTTACCAAATGCAGTATAGTTATCTTTACCTGTTAATTGAATATAACCACGACCACAATACTTAGCACCATCACCAGATGCTTCAGGACCATTACCCATTCTACCACCATATACTTTATTAGCAATTTTTTCTGGTTTACGTTCGTATTGTTTAGCTAATGCTTCAGTTGGGAAATACTTTTTAAATATACCCATTAGACCTTTAGCACTATAATTTAAATTTTCTTTTGTTAAACGGAACCCACCAGATTCATGACCACACTGAGCTAAAAAATGAGCTAAACGTAATGGAGTATTGATTTGAAATTTTTCCATTACAGCTGGGATTTGAGCTATTACAGCATCAGGAACATGTCCTTTTAATTTTTCTAAATTCATATTTTAATTTTTATAAAGTTATAACTCTACCTTGAATATCAGTATTAGGATACCTAACTTCAAATATAGCTGGGTCTAGTGAAGGGTATACGTTTCCTTTTTTAGTAGCTCCTGCAATATCATATCCATAAGGGGAATAGTTTCCTCCTTGTTTATTAACAATTTCTAATTTTGATACAGATTGAACTCCTCTAATTTGTAATAATCTAGACGTAATATCTGAAAGTATTATTGGTTGATTAATTTGCCATTTATCTATATTGAAGTGGTCTTTTAAAGCAGCTATACAATTAGTTAATACGTCTTTATTAGAATAACCATTTAATACAGTAATATCAAAATTAACTCCAATGTTAATATAGAAAGCATCTTTAATATTAATAGCATCAGTAACCATTCTATATTGATTCATATAGATTACTAAATTATTTTTTAAAGTTTCTGAGCTTGTAATTAAGTTTTTATTTGAATTATATGCTAATATATATAAATCTAAAGCTAAAGGATTATTTGCTTGAACATTAGCTACTGTTTGTTGATAATTTCTATTAAAATCTTGAGAAATATAAGCTTTAGCTATAGTTCCATAATCAGCAGGCATTGATAAAGCTCTTATTATATAATCATCTTTAGTTACAGATCTTAATTGAGTTGAAAATGAATATAAAGCGTTTTGTCTAATTTCGTCTGATGTATCTCCATTTCTACCTCCTGTAGATGGAAATGGGTTTGATGATACTATACTACTTAATACTGATCCTGACAAAGATCCAGCATTATTTTTAAAATAAGCTGTTGATGTATCTATTGTAGTTAAATCATTAGCTGGTATATTTGATGTAATGCCACCACCAACTAGGTATTTTACGGTTAAAGAACCTGAAGGGACTAAACCATATTCTTGAGAAAAGAAAACAGAAGCCTCATTATAATTATTAGTCAATAAAGAAATTCCAGGTACACTACCTGATTGAATATTACCTGGTGTTGGGATAATCTGACTATCTGTTTTATCTGTAGTAATTCCAGCTCCAAATTCTAATTGTAATGTATTATCTGATAATATACGAGACACAAAACGTCTAGGTGACTTTTGTAACTGTAGTAAATAAGGAGTTTGATCAGTACTGTATGAAGGATTAGCTATTTTTTCAAATATAGTAGATTGAGCTAAGTAAGGAACTTCATACCATATATTTCCGTCACTACCAGTAACATTTAATATTTGTAATATATTAGTATCAGTAATAGTAGCTGTTGCAAATTTTTGGTTTGGAGGAAAAGAAACAGCAGCTGATTTTATTTCTGCAGATATAGCTGGAACTGATTTTTTAAATAAATAATAATCATTATTATAATAAGTAATTTCAGCACTTCCTGTATCAGTAAAATCTACTTGTTGAGTAGTTAAAAATTTAGTACCCGTAGTAGCAGATGTTAAAGAAGTATTTTCTGGTATTATTAAGCCATAAGTTATATAATCGGGAGTTGATACTCCAGCACTTGAAGTAGCAGGTACTAATTGATATATATCTACAGTAGTATTAGAAGCATAAGATGCTTTAGGACGATAACCCATTACATATGCTTGAGCGTATAAATTCTCTTTTTCTTTAGCGTATAACAAGAAATTTTCTTGTACCTGAGTATCAAGATAAAATGACATTACATCACCAACATAAGAGGACATTTCAATAAATAAATTTCCAGGCGTTGCCTCAGAAAAATCATTATACGTTGTTGGAAAATAAGTTTTAGCATACTGTTGTAATGCTGCTTTAAACGACGTAAAATCTTTATTTAAATACGATATATTTTTATCTTCGTTAGCCATTATTATGTGAATTGTACTGTTACTTGATCAGGTGAATTTGAAATATTTAATCGATAATCGATAGTTAAACTTACTAAATTGTTGTCAACATCTGGGCTTAAAGTAATATTGGTAATTGTAACTTCAGGAACATACAATGATACATTACTTAAAATATCATTTCTTAAAGTTTCTACATTATTATCGGTAATTCCTTCAAATAAAAATCCTTTTAAACCACATCCAAAATTAGGATTCATTACTCTTTCACCCTTACTTGTTAATAACAAATTAATTAAATTAGATTTAATTTGATCTTTAGTAGTATAAGTACTATTAAATACACCAGATGCATTAAAAGGTAGTGATACCCCAATAGCAATGTTTTTTTGTAAATCTAATGGATTTACTCGTATTGTTTGAGGTATTGGCATATTATCCTAAATTACTTAATCCTGCTTTATCTTGAGCAGTCATGTTATTAGCAGCATCTAATATAAAAGCAGCAAATGGATTACCACCTTCAGAAGTATCTACTTTTAAAGTATTTTGTTGAGGTTGTTCATACCCAAACATAGCTCCCATTTTACTTGATAATTGATTACGAACTGCTGGATTTGCAGGTACATCATTACTAGTAAAAGTCATAGTGCGGTTTTCGCGTAATGCTTTTTTTTCTTGTTTAGCCATATGCTCTTCAAGAATATATGGTAATTCTTCATGAATAGCATCAATTACTGCTTCTTTGATTAATTTTTTAAATACTTTGATGTTCATAATTATAAATATTTATCCTTGTAAATTTTTTTGATCTATTATTAGTTTTAATTGTTCTACTAAATCATTAGGATCTAAAGTAAATGATAATTCACTTTTTAATACTTCTGTTCCATCACGGTTAACAGCTACAGCGTAATGACGTTTATTTCCTTTAACAATAACTGCTTGTTGAGCACCTAATGTTTGTTCTTCTTTAATTTTAAATTTAAATCCTTTATATTCACCATATTGATCAACATTAGTAAGTAATGAACTAGTTAAATCTGTTAATTCTTGTTGGTTTAATTCAGTTAATACTTTGCTATCTAATAATTTATTAACTTGATTTAATCTTTCAATTAATTCATTCAATTTAAATATTTCATTCTCTAATAAAACGCTAGCTATAGCTAACAATGCACTTAAAGCAATAATTAATTTATTAGCTCTTTCTATTTGTTTTACAATTTTTAATATTAAATTAACAGGTATACCTACACCAGGAGGTACAGCTGTTGGAATAGGGATTGCTGATAATACAGCTACAAGTGCACTAAATATAGCTAGATAGGTACTTATTTGTTGTAATGTTTGTTGTAGTGACTGTAACTTATTAATATTATTATTTATTAAAGTAACAGTACTATTTCTTAAATTAGTAGCTATTGTTATAGTTTCTGGAGTGTTTGCTTGGTCTATATATGCATTTACTTGATCAACTAATTCTTCTAATCTTTTTCTTTGAGATAATACAGCAGCAAATTTATTTGCTAATTGTAAAGCTATAATAGGTGCTAATGTTTTAGCTGTATTTAAAGCTAGTTTTTTAATTCTATCTTTATTAATTTTTATTTTTCTACCTTTAATCCTTGTTTTTAATTTTTTAATATTGCTTTTTAATTTTAATCTCTCTGCTTTAATTTTCTTTAAAGGATCAGATATAAAGTTTGCTATATCATCTTGTATTGCTAATATTTGATTATTTATATCTTGTTGCTTAGTTAAATAAGAATCATTTTCAGCATTTACAGCTTCATTGTATAATTCGTCTGTTGGAATTTCTCCATTTTTATAAAGAACTTCTAATCGTTTTAATTCAGTAGGGTGATTTAATTCAAGTTGAATTTTATCATCTTTTAATTTATCTAATTTTTTATATAATTCATCTAATTTTCCACTTACTGCAGAAACTATTTTATCTTTTGCTTTATCTTTTAGTTGATCACCAAAAGTTTTAATAGCAGAAGATGCTGAAATTGTTTTTAGTATATCTGGGGATATTAGAGAAGATATATTAGTGGACATTAGGCTGTATAATTTTTTGTTGATACTATATCTATTAACTTTCCAGAAACTTTATTTAAGTCATCTAATAACCCTACAGCAGCTGTATTTACATCAATAAGAAGAGAACCTTCAGAAGTAGACATAGCACTAGAAAGAGAGGTACTAAATTCAGATAAACTTTCAATTAGATCTGATAGTAAATAGACTGTTTTATTTCCCAATAATAAAGGTTCTACAGGTAAATCATAATTAACAGTTCCTAAGTATATAGAATCACTATTTAAATGTATTTTACCAGCAGCATTTAAATTAATAGCATTATTTGTACTTAATTCAATATTTGTTTTTCCAAACAATAATACATCATCTTTTTTGGAATTTATAACAACTCTATCACTGTTTATAATAACTTGAGATCCAAAATATTCTGATACTTGGATAGCTTGTGGTTTTATTGGGTTTGGGAATACTCCTACTTTACTAAAAGGACCTATTTCTAAAGGAATTTTTTGTGTGCTTGTCAAATAAATAGAAGAAGCATCTTTATTTATCTGTTCAACATAAAATTGTTTTTTAGGATCATATGATAACCCATTTGTTAATATAGTAATAGGATCATACTCTTCTCCTGTTTTACTCCATTCATTTATACTTCTATATAATTTAGTAGTTGAACTAAATCTTAAAGAACTTCCTTGTCTACCTTGTACAATATGATCTCCTTCAAATGACAATAAAGGTCTTACATTTGGGTTTGGTTTAAACGTAATACCAACATTACTATTACTAGAAGCTAGTTGAGAGTTATCTTGACTATTACCCCATAATTTAATAGTACTAATATAGTATTTTTGAGAAGGATTGTCTGCTACTTGAGA